TTTGGCAGGTTGGTATAACCTGAAGCGGATGCAAAAGCCATAGTTAAATCCTCCATGATATTTGGCTTTAAAAGAAAGCTAAACACCTGAAAGAGGCTGTTACTTTTCTAGGGTGCAGAAAGGTACTCAGTTGCGCAACCGAATACCTACTGGGCCTATACTTGAACAGGTAGTTCTTTGTAGTTTAGACTTTTTGTGAAAAAGTATCAGTAAAGGTAGTCCACGAGGGAGGCTTTACTTAGATACACGTAGTTATATGTAACACTTTTAAAGTGTCAACACCTTATCTGGCAGCACCAGAAATGTCATAGATAAACTTTCCAGATCTCATTGCTTCTGAAATATCATCTTGACGTGACTCAAACTCTTTAGCTGACATTTTAGCTACGTCAGACTCTTTGATTTGGCCTGACACACCTTTAGCATCTATAGAGGTACGAGTTCCTTTTGAAACGGTAGACGCTGCAGCTTTCTTAGTGTTTCTTCTTGCTGCAGGAGTCAAATCGTTATCAACTTTATAAAGATCAATCACACGAATTACGGATGCAGGATCATCCATGTTTTCATATAGAGCATCTTTAACCCATTTAGGTTGTTCTTCTGCCCAGTTATGAAAGTCCTCTGACTGTCTTAATTCATCGAAGTCATCATGAGACTTACGAATAACATTTTCTGCTTTCATTCGCAGTGCTTCATTATGAGCTTCATCTAATTCTTTTAGACGTTCTTCTGCTTTGCTGAACATTTCTTTTGCTTTTTCTGAAGCAATCTTTTCAACAATACCTGCAACGTCTGGGTATTTTTTTGCCCACTCTTCAATGTCTTCGTTAGACTTAGGAGGAACAATAGTATCCTTTGCTTTACGCTTCTCAAGAGATTCAAGTCTGTTATTCCACTCTTTCTCTTTTTCTTGCATGTGTCTACGCAGATCACCGTAACGTTTCTTAAAAGACTTTTCTTCAGCACTTAGTCCTGTGTCTGAATCGTCTTCTTGTGTTTCCCCTTGCGTGGATGCTTGTTCTTCTTGTTCGGTATTACTTGAGGTTTGTACCTTGGTGTCCTCAGTATCTTCGCTACTGGATTCAGCTTCTTCAACGTATTCTTCACCACGAGCTTCTGCCTCTAGTCTAGCAATTTCCTTTTCTTCTTCTTCAATACGCTTCTTACGTTGCGCATGGTTAAACCCTCTGTCTACAAAACCTGCATTCTTAGGGGTTGCTTTTACTGCTACATTCATTTTGTTTTCCTTATGTTGGGGCCAGCACTATTGCTGGGTAGCCTTATTGTTATTAGTAGTAGTTATTTCTTTTTCTTCTTGTTCTTTTTAGACATCAAGCCACCTTCAGCAGCGGCATCTCTCCAGTCAGGATTTGAAGCACTGCCGAAGAATCCACCAGACCAACCTGAAGCTTCTTGAATAGCTTTAGTTGCAGCTTTACTTGCCTCTGATTGTGCTTTAATTGCATCAGACCATGCTTTAGGATCATCAGTACTTGTAGACTGTACTGCTTGAGTTGCTGATACCCAATCATCAGTAGCAGATTTAGCTGCTGCAGTCTTTTCTGCTTGCGTCTTAGGCGCAGAAGACGTAGAGCCTGATCCTCTTAGACCGTCACCCATATCACCTGGTGCAGTAGCACCTGTAGTAGGGGCAGCGTAAGTGCTTGAAGGTGTAAGTGCAGTTTGATCTCTACGTGCTCCACCGAATGACTCTGATAGACTTGGTCCTTGAACACCTGCTTTTCCGTCAAAGCCTAGTAGGTCACCTAACCAAGTATCCCCAAAGTCTATACCTTTTTTATTGCTAGTTCCTAGTTCTTTGTTTTTATCTGATCTATCAATTAGATTATCAAAGAGGCTCTTTTCACCACCAAAGATACTTCCTTTACGTTTATCTTCATACTCTTTTTCAGAGATAAGGTTTCTGTCTCTAGCAACTTCTAACATGTTGTTATAATTAGAAGCTAGTTGGGAACCAACAAGAGCACCTACTGGAAGACCCATTGTATAGGCTAAGGTTGAACCTGTTCGACCAACAATATTCATTCCTTCCAGAGCAACTTTAAGTTCGTCATCTGTCATGTCAGCAACGTTTTTAGTAAGTGTCGGTTTAGTTTGAGTAGTAAACTGTCTGTAGTCTGTTCTATCGTCAGATCTATCTGTTGTGCTTGCAGTTTTATCGTCTGTTGTAGTAGTAGTAGTATCAGTACCAGCGATAGACGGACCTTCTTCTGCAAGTTTAGCGTCTTTTTGTTCTTTGGTCAACCAACCTTCTTCAATCTTATCAAGGTAAGCTTGGTAGTCTCTCATCATAACAAAGGACAATACTTTGCCATCTTTATAAAGTTCTACAATCTGACCTTCTTCAAAAGGATTGGTTGGTAAGCTACCATCATTTGTGAAAGGGCCAAAGAGTGAAAAACCTAACCCACCGCCAGTAATTGGTTGTGATTGAACAGCAGAAAGATCCCCACCACCATCAAACCCAAGAACAGTACCACCTTTATTCATCATTTGTGGTTGTTGTAGCGCAGCATTTCCTACAGCTTGTGGGGGCGGTTGCATGTTAGGATTAACAGGTGGAACCATACCACCTACATTCATTTCCATAGCAAGCTCTCTAAGTGCAGCCATCTCTTGTTCTGTCACTGGTGCTTCATTTACTTGTGGGCCACCTTCAGGTACAGGCTCACCGCCAATACGACCATTGGATTCCATTTCTGCTAGACCACGTTTAGCTTCTTTTCGTAGATCCTCAAAGAATTTTACACCGTAGAATCGAACAACGTCAGCAGGAACAACGTATTCACCTTCAGATAGTTGTGCAGGAATGTCATCTCTTACTTCTTCAGCCATTGAGCCATTAGGTATATCGTTACCTGATACTGGATCTACACTTAATCCATCATCTCTTAGGCCACCTTCAGCCATGAATGCCATTTCCATTTGTTCGTTCATAACTGCACCACCTTGGTTAAAAACTTTTACTTTACCATCTTTTGTTCTAGCAGCAGACTTGTATTTACCGTCTTTAAATTCACCACCAAAGTATTTCTTTAACTCTGACAACTTTGGTGTTTGAACTTTTTTAGCTAAAACAAGAGGACCAACCTGAATTACTTCTTCAGCATTTAAAACAGGCATACCTGTCTTTTTATCATAAAAGAAGCTACCTCTATATGGGTTCATACCTACCTGTGTCCACTCTGGGTCATCTAGTAGAAGTTTTGCTTGTTCGTATAACTCATACGGATCTTCTTTTACGTAGTCACCATGAATACGTGCAATGGTTGCTTTAGTCTGATATTTAGCAGGTGTCCCTTTCTCTGGATCTGCTGCTTTTAATTCTTTCTTTCTGGCAATGTCTAAAGCCATCTTAGGATCAGATTTAAATTCAATATTCTTTAAACGTATAGCTTGTCCGTATCCAATGACACCGCCTTTATCAACGTTTCCGTCATGTATTGAAACAATCCATTTGTCGTATTCATTATAAGCAGGAATATCTAGTCTTGAGCCTACACGTTGCCCTTCTTTTAAATCAAAACCTTTTACACCAAGAATACCGTATTTCCTAGCTTTTGTTCCCATACCACCTACTGTATCAGTAATAGTTGGCATATCTGGAAAATTATCTAGTGTAAAAAGTGTAGGATCACCAAGTTTAGAATTAATAAGAGTTTGTAATTCTTTCCTAGTTATATCACCTTGATAAAAATCTTCAGCATCTTGTTTAGCAGGATTTTCAAAACGTTGACCTTTACCACCGTTTTCTTTTCGCCACTCTTTTAAAAGTTCGTCACTTTCAATAAGCTTTTCTGCTTGTGCTAAGTCTTCAGTATAATTCGCAGGACGTGCCTTTTTTAAAACACCAGTTACTTTATCTGCACCTTTACGGATCATAGTTTGTGCAACATCCCCAAGGCCAGGAACTAAACCTACTACTTCACTAGCAGCTAATGCACCTATTTTTGCTAGACTGGGGTCTTCTTCTTGTAGCTCTTCTTTAATGTCTCTGATAGTAGCTGCTGTACTAATACCTGGGATACTTTCTATAGCAGCTTTACCGAAAGCTTTTAGTGTCTGATCTGTTTCTTCTGGGTCAACAACAGTAACACCATATGATCTAGCTAAATCTAGGTTATCATTCTCTGCTAGACCACCTTCATCAAACCCTTGGGGTCTGCTTGTCATTGGTGTGTTAGAAGGAGACATAGGGTTCTCTTCTAAAGACTTCATGTCAAACCCTTCACCTTCCTTCTTTAGGAAAGCTTTAAAGTTTGGGTTATCCTTAGCTAGAGCTTCTGTAAACTCGTAGTCAACATCATCATAAGTAATTCTACGTACAGCTAAAATATTTTCTTCAGGGTACTCAGCAATACCAATCTCGCTGTTATAGCCTTGGTTCCCACCAAGAACACCAATGTAACCTGACCCATCTTTATTAGCTGAACTCTTATCACCTACATAAAAAGTTACGTGGTCTCCGACACCATCTCTTTTTCCACCAGGGCCAAAAGTTATATTACCTTCTGAGTCTCTAGGAAAATCAAGAACAACAATATCGCCTTGTTGTATATTCTTTCTTTCCACAGGAGATCCATACTTTACGTACTTCCTAGCTCTAAGTCTATCGTACCTATCATTTGTTTTTAGAGGGTCTGCACCAAGATTATCTAGTACGTCACTTACAAATGTAGCACACCAATTTACTAAAAGAGGATCCCAATCTGGATTCTTACCTAAGATATTCTCAAACATTTTTCTTACTGTTTGATTACCTTCTTTAGTACCCACATTAAGATTACTAATATACTTTTCTTTTTCTTCTGGCCCTTTAATAGCTTTAACATAACCTTTTTCAGCAGCAAAAGCTAACGGATCTTTTTTAGGTTCAGGTGGTGGGTTGTCAACATAGTCTTGGGCTTTACCCATAACTTCTTCAGTGAGACCAGTCTTCATAACTTCTGTAGGGGAAACAGGATCCCCTTCAGGTTCAAGCATTCTTTCAGTTTGCTCTGATACGCCAAAACCTTTTGGTCTTAGCTTTGGTCTTGGTGAGGTCTCTCTAACCATTCACTTCATCCCTAAGTTTTTTTAATCTACGAAGACAAGTAGCATGTCCTTGTAATCTGTAAAAGTCTTCTGGTGTTAGTGCTTGTTCCATCTGAACATGAACACGTTCAATTTTAGAATCAAGTTCTTCTAGGAATGCTTCCCAGATGTCTTTGTTGTTTACTAATAGTTTAAGGCTCATACTTAACCTTGTCCTGTGTTAGCAGAGAACCCTTGCTCACCTGGTTGAGGTACTGTTCCTGTACCCATTTGACCGCCACCAGAACCTGAGGTATCTTGTACTTGGACTCCTGCAGGTGCTCCCTGCTGTGGTCCTTGTGGTTGAGGAACCCCTTGCTGTGGTGCATTAGGGTTAACCTCAGGTGGATTTTCTGCTTGGAATTTCTTTAAGATCTCAGCTTGAATTGCTGCATCACCCATTGAGTTTGTAAGTTTATCAGGATCAAGATCCATAGACTTAGCAATCTCTCTGATAATATAATCCATTTTAGCAAAAGGTGCAAGTACTGGATTCTGTACAACACCAAGAAATTGCATTAGACGTTGGCTACGTACTTCGTTAGCCATCAATGATTCAGTACCTTCAGCTTTAACTTCTAGGTCACCTTTAATTTCTGAGTCATAGTCAAACTGCATATTAAAATGAAAGAAAGACTTAGCTAGTGGGCCTAGTAGGTAATCATCGATGTTCTTTACAACAGTGCGTATAGAACCATTGGCAGCAGACATAAGCATACTAATACCAGATGCCGTACGGCCCACACCTTGAATGCCAGTTTGACCGTGAGCAAAAGAAGGGAACCCAGTGCTTTCATCAGCCAGAACACGAGCCTTATCAAACATTTGCATATTTTCATTTGATACGTTGGGGAACTTGGTGCCAAAGATGGCCTGTCCTGGTGCTCCCCCCATTCTTCTCAGGACTTTACCTGGGTATATAGAAAGATCTTGACCAGGTGCTAAATTGGTTTCATCTACTTCAATAAGCAGATTACCCGAAAGTGCAGCATTATCTACACTCATACGCATAAACCCATTCATAAGGCTCTGTGTATCATCCATATTTTCCGCTATACCTACCCCAAAGAATGAGTAAGGGTTAACTTCATACGGTACTGCATAGTACGGAAGTATAGCAGGGGTAAACGGATTCATTACAAGACGTAGAACTTGACCATTACAAATCCAGATATTTACTGAAACTTGGTCTTGATCTTTCAATTCTTTAGGAATGTCTACATCGTGATCTTTTAGAATGTCTGTGTCAACGTAACCCCAGAACTCTAAAACAGAATATCTTTCTGATTTAGTTTCTTGGTCTGCATCCTCCATGACTTGCTCCCACCACTCTTTTGTGTAGGACTCACCCATTTCAATAGCAGTATCAATAGCATTGCTGCGAAAGAACGGTCTGTTCTTTAAGCTTCTCATTTGAGAACGAGACATCTTGTGACGTTCTACAACATACTCTGCTTCGTCCATGTTGTTAGCATCTGGGTCAGGGTAAAAGTTCCAGATAGAAACAGAAGATGTTTGAGGAACAGTTTTAATAGTAGGAGAATACTCACCGTCTTCTGTCCAGTTAGGGTATTCTTTATCTACTGCAAACGGACCTTTCATAACACCTGTACCAAATAAAGAACATTCAAATGCTGCAGTACGCAACTGCTTCTTAGCATTAGACTCTTCTAGTTGGTCATGAATTTTCTTTTCCATCTTCTTAGCAGAAACCATTGCAGGATGGAAAGTAATCTCTGTTGGTGTTGTACCTGGACCTTCTTCTACTAGGTCAGCTACTGGCTCTAACTTTCTACGTAGACCGCCAAGACGTTCTTGCAAATCAATAATAGTCTCACCTGGCTGTAGTCTCATATCTTCAGGTGCAAGATCTGGTTCGTTAGCTTTTCTGTTTTGTTCGTTAGTTTCAAAGTTTACAGTGTCTGCCACACCCTCTGGAAGAGTAGTAGGATTAACAGAAATAGGAAATTTGTTAGACCCAAAGAGAACGTCTACAATCTGACCATAAGCTGCAAGAACTTTAGTCTTAGTTACTTTGACAAAGACACGAGACTTTTCTGTAGAAGTAAATTGAACATCAGGACCATAGATTCCTCTGTAGTTCTGGTATGATTTAATCCAACGCTGCTCGTCAGAATACCTAGCTTTCTCAGCACGAGAAAACTTTTCTTCAATGAAGGTAACGACAGTACCTACTGTAGGGTCATCTTGACCCTCTGAATCTTTTTTATCTTCTACAAAAGAAGACTCTGCGTCATCCATGTAGAGTTCTTCTGATTCATAAATGTCATCTTCTTCCATAGGTATTCCTTAATAACCGAATGTTGGGTCTGAAGCTTGGAATCCTGTTCTTTGTGAAGTAGGATCAAAGTCAAATATGTTGCTTCTTGGGCGTGTCATTATTCCGTATCTTAGAGCATCATACAAGTGGTCTTCAGAGTTTGTGTCTACGTCCTCAGGGTTTCTTTTGTCTAGAGGAATAGAGGGAAGCTGAGATATAAGATTAGTGCAATTAGAAAATATGACAAGTCTTGGTTCCTCTGTAAACTCATCTACTTGTAATCTTCTGTGTAGTTCGTTTTTTCCTGCTACACGAGATCCTTTTGATCTGTCTGCAGGTCTCCATCTACACCCTCTAATAATCATTTGTTCAGCAAGGCTAGGGCCAGTATCACCACGATTATGCCAAAGAGAAGAGTCAAGAACTCCATATCTTACCTTCTCATCTCGTTCTATGTCCAGGATCATGTCAGCCAAGTCGGTAGCTATTATCTTAGAAACATATAACTCCCTGTATACTACTAGCTGTTCAGATCCTGGAACAACTGCTAACCAGACTACACCAGTATAAGACCCATACCCATAATCGCAAGCTCTGAAACGAACCCAGTTACTTGGTATATCGAATGGGTCAACAACGTGGATGCGTCTGCTAAACTCTGGGAAAGCTGCTCCTTCGTTAATGTCCCAGTCACCTTCAAGCAACTGTCTTCGTTGATGTTCAGGCAAAGATAGAAGGTTGGCTTCATACATTCCATCCTCAGACAGATAAGGGTTGTCGAAGAGGGTGGCTGGTATAAACTTCCTCTTGAATAGTGGCTCACCCTCTCGACTATGGCCTTTGGGCCATTTAATGACCTCTCCATTTTCGTCTGTAGCCCAGAAGGGTTTGTCTGGTACACTAGGGTCAATGAAATGTTTTTTAACCCATTGGTGACCTGGACCTCCTGGGTTGGAGGTAGCTCTCATATACAACGGTAAGCCTGAGGCTTTTGTTGAACGAAGACGTGACCTCATGTAGTTCCAAGCGTATGGTGTAGGCCACTGTGTAAGTTCGTCAAACCCAATCCAGTTAAAGGCTTGACCTTGGTATCTCATAACATCGTCATCTCTGTCAAGGTAAGACATCCAGAGTGTAGCTCCATTTGGAGCAACCCAAGTCTTATCTCTTTCCATGAACTTGATGCCTGGTATGGCCTGAGGATAAAGCTGCTTACTTACAGAAATAAGTTCTCTAAGCTCTTCTGTAGACCTCCGAACAAGTAGCATTCGTGCATGTGCATTCGCAAAGTACCTAACTGGGTCTGCAACCAGACTGTACGACTTACCACCACCTGCTGCTCCACCATAAAGTACCTCTTGTTCTGTAGCTGCTAAGAACCTAGTCTGTGGCCCTGGGTTTGGCTCGAATATCACCTTTTGTTTGACCACAGAAGGGGCAACACTCTCCATCTCTGAGTTCGATGTACTCATCGTCTGTGGCGAGAGTTCTGGTGTGCTTTCCACCAAGTCTTTCTTCTTCGATCTTCTGGCTCTTCCTTGCCGCTTCTTTATACTTTTTGGCATACTGGCGGTAGTTGCTGGACGCTCTACGCCTTTTTTCTTCCATTCTGACACGTTTATATAACCCTACATGTGAGATTTCTCTTCCAGACTGATCAGACAACCAACGAGCTACTTGTCTAACACTGTAATCTTGAAGAAACTTCTTTGCTTTTTCTAAAAGTTCTAGTTCTTCGGGGATAGGGATAAGAAGCATTTCGTCTTCTTCATCCTGTTTGTAACCAAATGGTACGTGTCTTCCTACTCTTATAACAGGATACCATTCTCCGTTTTCTCCTTGCAATGGTATCTGCCAGTCTACTTTTGTCGGGTGTGGTGCTGTTGAAGCTCTTTTACTCATCTTCTTTCGCTGGTAGAATAAATAAAGGCTCTGAAGCTTTTACTTCTACTTTATCTGTTTTTGTAAATCCTGCACGATCTAGAATGTCTTTGGCTGCTAACATCTTTTCTTTTACACCTAGATCTGTGGGATCAGCCATAACAGAGAACATAGTATAAGCAGCTTTAGTAGACGATTGTGCTATGAACTTCTTTGTAAGCTCTGCAATCTCATCTGTCAAGGCATTAACAATACCTGAAGTAGAAACACCTTCAGCGTATCCTGCTAGTTTCTTAGCTGCTACAGGGTCTCCTTTAGCCTCGTCAAAGAGGACATCAAGGAACTTCTGTTGTTTTTCTGTTAAGTTTCTAGCCATTATGTCACCATATATAATATAAATCCAAGAGCACCAAAACCTATCAACAACAGAAGCCCTGATATAGTCCAAGTAATTATTGCTTCTTGTAGTTCAGCCTTACGATACTCTTGTTCTTTCTTTTGCTTACGAATCTTAGCCTCGATTGCTACTAGCTCATCCCAGGCTGATGGACCCATCGTAAAACTTATATAGTCCTTGAGTTCTTTTCTCATGGCCTCTGCTTTACGCTTCGCAGCAAAAACTTCCAAACTTTCGGCCTCTACTGAACCACTTAAAGACTTCCACCACGGTGGGTTCTTAACTTGTTTCTCAGCCTGACCTAGATCAGACATGTGACCTGCCCACTTAGTTAGTTGGCTACCCATGTCTTGTAGATCTTTACCTACAGCAAACCCTTTCTTGAGGGCATTGAAGGCGACTGTCGCACCTGAAATAATAGTAACAGGGTCCATTCGCCTCCTCCCAAAGACTTATTAGACTTTACCTTCTCTCACGATTCTTTTGATATCAGCACGACCAATACCTAGATCGTTAAGTTCTCTGTCTGACATTCTCCAGAGGTGCATCTCAGCAATACGAGCATTTGCTTGGGCTTGTCTTGCTTCAATCATTTTATTTAGTAATCTTTTAAACATTTTCTACTCCTATATGTTATCCCTAACTGGG